TTTCCTTATCTTCCAAGACCATTAAATCATCGTAAGTATCTTGTTGACCTTCTTTTAATGCTATACCATTAGTTAACTCACATTGTTTTTTAGTGAATATTTTGAAAGGTGTAAGTTCCATTTCTTTAGTTTCTTTATTTCTAACCATATCAACCATAATATTCTCTCTAATCTCTTCATTAAAACAAACCATTAATGCTTTAATTCTACTATTAAGTTTAGCTAAATATCTTGGTACATTATATTCACTAGTAGTCAATTCAGAATTGTTTTCAATTTGGTCACTTGGAATCATCATACAGTTTAAATTAATTTCATAATCTATATCAGCATTTTTTTTATACTTACCATATTTTTTTTTATATTCTTTTTGTTCATCAGTTGGTAAAGGTTTTTTCTGAACATCACCATGAGATTTAGATGTACCTGTATTAACATAATAAATGGTATCACCTAAATTAACTTTCAATTTATCTCTAATAGCTAATTCCATGTGAGCTTTTCTAGCTTTAGCTGAACCAGATTTAGTTAATGTTTTACAATCTTTGTTGTATGTAGTAATCGATTCTTTAACACTAGATTTAGAAGCAATCTTAACAAGTGGAATTCTGAAATTATAAATATCTTCAACTGTTTTATTATATAATTGAACGAAACCATAACCATCGCCACTAAGTAAGTATTCAATTCCCATTTCTAAAAAGTCTTCAATATAACCTGGCATTTTAGATGATTTTATTGTGTTACCAACAAATTTAATCTTACTATCAATAAGGTTAGCGTAGTTCTTTTTAGCGAAATTAATAGTAGTTTCACAAATATCATCAATATCAAGTCCCATACGCCCAATCATATATAATTCATTAAATTCACCTACAACAGCCTTTAAACCAACTAATTCTTTATCTTTATCAGGTTCAGTGAATCTATGAGTACCTTTAGGAATGAATTTAAAATCATTAACGTTATCAGGTATAGCGAAATTAAATCCATCGGTATCTCCGATTAATGGTGTGAATCCCTTATCAACAAAAAATTTCACCATTAATCTTAAATATTGTCTACCTCTACATGTTGTTTCTTCAGCACATTCTAAATCACCCCAATTAAATATATTAGGTGCACCTAACGAACCAAAGAATGAATTACCTAATATCTTAATAGGTAATTGTTTTTTATCATATGTTGCAGCTAATGACTTATGTTCCTTAAGAGCCTTTTCACCACGAGCTTTTTGTTCAGGTGTAAGTGTATCATTTTTTTCTATTAAAATTGCTTCAATAGTCCTAGCTTTACCCTTATGTTCATTCATAAGTGCCTTAAATGTATCCCTTGTATTAGCGATATATAATAACATACTCTTCATAGCACCAGAAATATCCACATCAGGGAATATATCATGGGTAATCTCAATATTAGGGTATAAGGCTGCAAAATCCAGTTTTACAACGTTTTTTCTGTAACCAACTTCAAGAAGTCTAGATAATCCACCAGTAAAGGTATGTCTATCAGTAGTTGCTGGTAATGCTAATCTATTTTCATATGACCACGCCATCATAATTAACTTCCAAGTACCAGCCGTACCCATGGTAGTTGACCTTGAGTATGATGTTGGAATAATTTTAGATAATAAAAAAGCCGCTTGATTAAATTCCTCATCAACCTTTTCAGTTTCCCAAAGGTCATCTAATAAGTATCGTCTTACAATATCACGACCTTGTACAAGCTCATATCCTTCTTTTAATGGAGTCTTATCCGTAATAGGATAATGTTCACCATCAACGTTATTAAACGCATAAGAAGTCTCTCTATCAGCCCACATGCTATAAATCTTATTACCTTCCACGTAAACTCGATTAGGTTTATTCTTTTTGGTATATTTAGTAATATACTTTAAGCCAGCACTCTTAATATTTGAATTAATTGCTTTTGCTCTACGCACAGCGTGATAAACATCTAGAATATTATAACCAAACATCATTGTTTGTTTAAAATATTCAGTTTCACCTCCATATTTTATAGAACTATCTTTTCTTCTAATTTTACTATTACCTGTTGGGTCCAAAGTCTTAGCCATCAGTTCGATATCAACACCTAATATATCACATCTTGTAAATATGAAACTCCAATCAAAGTTTTCTGAATTATACCCAGCAATAGTATCTGGTTCTAATTTCTTAATTATTTCAAAGAATTTAAGAATTACTAATAATTCTTCTTCTCTTTGGTCACCATCAGGGTTAATTTCTAAGATTTCTTCAAATCCCCTATTATCCTTAACACCAATTTGAAATATTCTAGCGTCTTTATGTCTTAATGGTTCGTTATTCCCATCAAATTCATATAATTTAGTTAAATCTTCACCAGTGCCTTTTCTATCATTAATATCTTGAATTTCTTCATCAGATAATAAAACCCCTTTAGGGTAAAGACCAGTTGTTTCTAAATCAAATTGAAGTCTGTGTAGTTCATCATAATCTTCAAAACCTTTAAATAAACGCTTTCCAGATTGAATTAAGTATTGTTCAACTGGATTAATGGCCATAAATAAATGTTTATGACTTTTACCATATACATCAATACCACCTTGTTTGAAGAAATTTAATAATTTAGAATATTGTCCATCGACTTTGGCCATAAATTTAAAACCATTATCAATTCTAGGGACTGGAGTTTGGTTATTTAGTGATGTCTTTAATCTAGAAATTTTTACTCCGAATTTTTTTGTGGCTTGAGTAATTTTATTCCTCTTACCACCATACATAATTTTGGTAACATCTTCTTTAAACCATAAGAATGATTTAATTTTATCCTTTTTTATGGTTTTACCAGTTTCAGGGTCATTAATGATTAAATTTACCTTATCATCACCATACGGAATTTCAATTCCAACAATATATTTTTCAGGATGTCTACCTTCAAGAAACCTTGCTACCTGTTCATTATTAACCATTCTATTCTACCTATTTTAGACAAAATAACCTAATTTTATAGCAAAAAACAAGTATTTTATTATATTTTTTTAAATAATTTGTTCTTTACCAGGTATTTAAGACTTAATTATCAAGGATGTGGATAGTTAAATCTTCTCTAATTGGCACAATAAGTTTACCAGATTCATCATTAAATACAATTGTGAATTCCCCACGATAAGTTCCAGCTTTTTTAGTTTCTTTTGCTGAAAATTGGTAACCGATGTAATATTCTTCACCAGTGCAATCACTCGAAGGGTCTTTTAAAATACATAATGCATCTTTACCACCAATTCTTTTAACACCAGTGTTAACATCTTCCATACAGAATGTGATGACTGAATTTTGAAGTCTATCATGGAATGCATCATAGTCATTTCGACCATCATTTATTAATTCCATAGTTAATCTAGGGAGTGTACTCCCTTTTTTTATAAAAAAGTCCATTTTCGTTTTTATTATAAATATGTTATTTTATGGATTTAATCAACTCAATTGCTTGGTCAATGGTATTAAAACTTCTCTTTGGTACCAAAACATGTGGTTTCTTAATAATAATCGGTATTACAGGCTCACCAGCAAATTTAAAAAGTTTAGTACACTCATCCTTGTTTTTCTCATCATCAACGTTAACATCAAAGAACTTAATATTTTCTTTTTCAAGTTTTTCCTTAAGTTCTTCGCAGTAATCACATTTTTCACTTGTATAAATTTTTATCATAACTCTAATCCATTTTCTTCTAATTCATTTATTAATTTAGATAATCTTTCACTATGTTTATCACCAGCATTTAATATTTTATCAATATTCTTTTGTTTACTCATAAGTGAATACCACATTGCTAATGAAATAGTCCCTCTAAATAATTGGTAATAAACTGAAACATTATTTTTCTGCCCAATCCTAAAGCAATTATGAACATTATAATTACCAACTACAAATGAGTGGTCATCTTCTACTGATAAATCATAAACCCTTTCCTCACCCCTTTTAGGTTTTGAGATTTTAATTGATTTAATCGGGTAAGTAATATAATTACCTACTTGATTAATTCTTTTATTTTCAACTCCATTTAATGAATACTCAATTGAGTAATTATTAACATCTTTATTAGATAAACTAACACTTCTACCTATATTAGCATTATATCTAACCAATTGTGATATTAATTTTAAAGAAGCGGTAGTAGCTTGTTGTGTATTTTTACGTTGGTAGCCATCACCGTGGTAATACCCATCTAATAAATGTTTTAGTTGTTCATTATTTAAATAATCAACCCAATATGGTAATTGTTTAGAATATACATCTTTACCAAACCACATTTTAAATAAATTTGCCATTTCACTAGAATGAATTGTACAAGTTTTTGTACCATTCTTATCAATATAAGATGAATGTTTATCAATTTTAAAACCTTTTTTTATTATATCAATAATATATTCCGAGGCATCATACATTTTAGCGTTAGTTATTTTTTGACATACATTAATTGTATCTGATTTATTATCAGATATGCTACACCATCCATCAGCAATGTAAAACCCAAAAGCATATAATAAATCATTAGTTAATAAAACACTTTTAGGTAAAGTAACCAACCTACCATTACTTTGTAAAACATTATGATTATTTTTAAAGTACTTACTTTTAAAACTTGGTATTTTTAATTCTTCTAACCTACTTATTGGTTGACTTTCACTTCTTATTGTTAAAGAATGGCTTAAGATATTTAAATCTTTTGCCTCAATCCAAATAAATTCTTCTGCTATTTTATCATATACATATAATTTATGGTCATGTGTAACTGATAAATTATTATTATATCCGAAGGCATTTATATCATATCTTAATTTTTTACGTTCTAATTTAGAGGTTTTATCTATTACATTTTTAAAATTACCTTTATGTGTATAAACTTTATCTCCAATTTCAATTTCTTGAATCATTTTATATCCATCGTCAGTCATAACCCATTGGTCACCAAATATACATCTATCTTCTGCCTGTTCATTATCACCTGGTACCCAACTAAATGAATTAAATATAACTACGGTACCTTCGGTTAATGTAATACCAACACCAGCGGAAGTGATATTACCTATAAATATTTTGGTTTTCTTATTGTTTTGAAATTTATCAATTGAATCTTGTTTAGCTTTAACTGACATTCGACCATTGTGAATAACACATTTACTACCAAATTCTTCAGCCAACTCTTCCAATTCATCCGTAAAAGTTGTAAATATAACAACCTTTTGACCTTGTTCAATGGCATCGTTAGCTAATTCAACTGTTTTTGGAATCACTTCCATTGCAATAAATTTTCTTAATAAACCTAATTCCACCAAGTCTTTACTCAATGAATTTGTGCGTTTACCTTCTTCAGTCCTTTTCTCTAAATATTCTTCCCAAAGATTCTCATATTCATTCCAACCACGCTTAGATAAGTCATGGTACAGAGTAGTTATGGTCTTATCAGGCATATCTAACACTTCAGTTTTAAGTCTTCTTAAAAGAGTGTTTTTAGTCCTAATACCTAATTCAGTTAAATTTGAAGCACCATCAGTAATCCAAATTTGTTTTGTTCTACCGTTATTTAATTTTTTATAAAAACGTTTAGCATCACAATACCTTTGTGCATAGAATTTCCAATTACCACCCAACGGTGATTTAACCAACTTTAATAGATTGAAGAAGTCCATTGGCTTATTAGCAATAGGTGTACCCGTTAATAACCAAACCCTTTCTACATTACCACTTTCAACGATATCATTTATTAATTGAGTTCTTT